CCTTTACCTGCGGCTTAACGTAGGAATTTAAGGCCATAAATCGTATGTTGCTCATATAATTACGAACGTATTATCTCCTGCGGTTTCTTGGTCGTACACCCCGGCATTCACGGTGAACTTCTCGAAGTTTGTTTGGTCGGTGCAGAATACCCGGCCACGATAAATCAAATTTACACCACTAAACACCTCCAATAGGTAAAAGTTTTGTGCCTTCAAAGTCCAAGCAGCATTCAAGGTCATATACCCGTTTGCGCTTGTAGGTGCGATTGTTTGCGTTTGGGTGGTATTGGTAGATTCATTCGTTAACCGTGCTGATACAGAAGCAGGAAACGAGCGAGGAATGATTTGCAAATTTTGCGCTGTTGCGCTTGTAGTTAAAATGTTCATCTTACAAATAACTCGTTTGTTGCTTTTTGTTTTAATTAAAAAAGCCACCCCGAAGGATGGCTCTCTTAAATTCGCATTAAAACAACTAATAGATAGATTGTTTGCTCATTTTATTGTCCTCCGTACATTTTACGCATACCATTGATAACTTGACTCAAACGCTGAATCAATTTAATGGAATCGCCCATATCTGGGATTTGGTTATAGTCAGTAATGCCAAGTTGCTTTGCGTCTGCAATAGTAAAAGACAAATCGCTATCGATTGCATCTACTCTTGCTTCTGCTGATTTTATCGCCTGCAAAAACTTCTGCTGCGCTGAATTGATGGTACTCTCCATAGAGCGGAGTTCGTCATCAATCTTCTTCAATGAAACCAATGCTTGTGCTGGTTTGATTGCTGCTAATTCGACCTTCCGGGATTCCATCCCATTCATAATCTTCAACGCATTTTCCATTTGTCAAAGATATATTAAAAATCTGAACCAGAAACGATAGTAGAAATTCCAGCAGCAGCCAAAGTGCTGTCCAAGAAGTTAGCAGGAACCTGCTCTTGTCCGTTCAGCGTCAAGGTGTAACCAGAAAGGTCTCCCATAGCAGCACCGGTTACAATCGTACCTCCAGTTACTTCGCAACCGTTTTCCAATCCAGCAACAAAGAAGTTACCATTGTAGTCCTCAACAATTACAATTGGACGCCCGTAAGCCATCAATTTGATTTCCTTGTTAGACTGCTTGCTCAATTTGTGCAAGGTCAAGTTCAAGTTCTGGTCAAAAAACGTGGTTCCGGTATCACGGCTTGAGGTTACGGTTTGCTCAAAAGAAGAGCTACCCTTCAAGTCGTATTTGTAAGCCGTCAAACCGCTACCCAAAACGTCGATAGCGTCCGTGTTGGTTACGTCGTATGTAACCGTTAATTCCTGATAGTTCAGAAAGTAAACAGCCGTGATTCCACCTACAACGTCCTTGCAGGGTTCGATACGGCCAAGGGATAATGCACAAGCCATTTTATTTATATTTAGTAAGTTAAAAAAGAAAGGGGTGGGGCGTTATTACACCACCACCCCCTTCAATGAAATTTAAGAATGATTAAGCTCCGTAGTAAACGATGTCGCTACCGATACCGTATTGGATACCAGCGCTCATACGCATAATCAAGCGGAAATTTTGACTTCCGTCAATGTCCGACATATCAATCAGGCGAACCTCGTTCTTGTCGCTCAACAAGCCAGTTCCAAAGAACAAGTTTGACTTCTGTGCAGCCACCATTTTGTTAGAAGTCAAACCTTCAGCCAAGGCAACTTTGATACCGTCGAAGTACAAGTCCTGAGAACCGTACCACATAGTTCCTTTGTTGTCAACACCGTTAGCACCTACTCCAGCAGCAGCGAAGCCACCCAAAGCACGAACGTATGCCTTAGCAACGTTTTGAGGAACGTAGATAGTCAAATCTTGCTTGCCGTACAAGGTAGATGGGATAGCGTCTACAACCTTACCCAATTCAGCGATTACGTTAGCAGCGGTAACAGTCGTAGCAGTTACGTCGATAACGTCACCATCAGCAGCAAACAAAGTTTGGAAACCGTCGAACTGGCCAGCAGAAGCGTTAACACCCGCCCAAATGTTTTGCTCGATACGAGCAGCAACCTTCTCGGCAGCGTAAGCAACGATAAAGTCAGTAAAAGAGGCGGGTACATTCTTGAATGCAGAGTAACCCATCTCAACGGCTTGCCAAGTTTGTTCAAAGTCCTTTTTGCACATTTGCAAGTTAACTTGAAACTCCTCGGTCGTTAAAACACGCTCGGTCAAAGTAACGGTAGACGTAGGGTCGAAGTCGCAAGTAGCGTTCTTCAAGATATCGTCAGTACCGACCTTTTGGATAACGGATTTGTAATACACGTTGGGCATTACCTCGATAAGACCTTTGTCCAAGGTCGGTGCGCTCAAAAGAGCGGCGGCAACGTATTTACCGGCAAACTCGCCAGCATACGTAGTAGTGATTGAAGTGGTCGTAGCCATTTTTTAATTGATTTTATTTGTTAAGACGTGCGAGAACTCGGTCGATAGAAGTTTCCGCTGCGTTCTGTGCGAGGTTAACTCGTGCAGGAGCAGGGGCTGCTTCTGGGTTGTGGCGGATGGGCATAGCGGCAGGCATATCCGAGGACATTTCCTGCTTCTTTTTGTACGCTCCCATTTCCTCCTTAATTGCGGACATTTCTGCACGCATCTCCTCAATGAGTGGCATAACCATCTCCTTGATTTTCTCCTCCATAGTTGGCTCGATAGCTGCTTCAACCTCGATTTCAACTGATGGGGCTTCTTCTTCTACCTCGGCTGCTGCTTCTTTGATTTCACCGATAACACCTTCTTCGGCTACAACCAAGATGCGGCCATCTTCCATTTGATATTCACCGACTGGGACTGCGATACGGTCTTCCTCTGATACGATGAAAATGGGTTGGCCTGCCTCAAATGATTCAGCTTCCAAGACGGTGCCGTTATCGAGCTTGGCTTGCGCCAACTCAACCTCGGAGGTCTCAACTGCGGACAGTTCGGCAAAGAATTTCTGGAAAATTTCTGTTGCTTTCATATTGGAAATAATTGATTAGTTATTGATTGTTACATTTTTATACGGGAACCTTCACGGTAACGCCTACGCCTTGTGCTTGAAGGGAGCCATCGCAGCACTTTTTGGAATAGGTGTTATTCTTGCACAAGCAGCCACGCTTGTCTCCTTTGGGGGAGGAACGGCTTGGGGTCTGTTTCATAGTTTGCCTAATTCTTTTAGTTTAGATTCTGCCCAACGCTTTGCGGCTAACCCGCCCCATAGCAGGAAGGAAATAGTACCGCACGCCTGCATATCGTTTTCGTCGTAGTATGCCTCGGCACGGGATAGGTACGAGTACATACGGGTAATGGTCTCTACGCTGATAGGCCGTCCGTCTGCGAGTTGTTGCGCTCGAATCTTGCCAACTGCCGTAGCGCATTTGTTACCGCCTTTCTCGTTTAGTTCGATTCCTCGCTTAGCATTGTTGCGTACCGCTTCTGGGTAGTCCGTGTAGGATTCCATCTCGATTCGCTTCTTGCTCTTTAAGCGGCCATCCTTTTTAATCTTGGCGATAATGTTGGAAAGCATAAATTCCGCTTCCTCCTCTTCGATGCGTTCAAGGTGGGATTCCATTTGCATCTTATCCACAAAGTAGCCCTCAATAGAAAAGCCCTTAACCCGTCCCGTCTTAACGTAGTTATTCCAGATGTCGTCGTTGTTGACTTTCATTGAAACCATCCAGGTACCTTCGGGCAATTCCATTCCGTAGATAGCCGTCTTGTCTTTTTGTGGGTCTTCCACAATCCAAGATTCTACCACGGACAAACCGCTTAACTCTGCGGCGTGTTCGAGTGTGGTGTTACCTTGATAGCCACGCATTAAGAATAGCTCCGAAGCCCTGCGTACCGTATCCTTGGAAAAGTACACGTAAAACTCCTCACCGCCTTGGTTGCGGTAAATTGTTTTGTTTGGAATAAGGGCTGCGCCCATAAGGATACGTTTCTCCTCGTCTTGCGCTTTGAACTCTACCTCGTACTCCTTTGCAAGGGTAATAAAGTTCTCCTCAATCGCTGGGTGTTCAACGATAGATATTGCATTGATGCCGTTTAGTCCTTCGGTTTCCTCAAGGACAAGTTCAATTACTTTTTTCATTATCCGAATGTTGCTGTTCTTGCTCGTCTACGTGCCAATTGTTGTGCGTTGGTAACTTGTCCAGCTACCACGTATGCTTGGATGGGTTGCTGATTGCGCCCGTTTACACTTGCGGCTAATTGGTTTATTCCACCTTGGCCTACCACGTTAAATTGCGGAGACATTGAACCACCAGCGGAACTCATATCCGGTGCGCTCGTATCCGGGGTCGGTGATTCGGATGCACTAAACTTTGTAGCTGCAATCTTTGCTACGTTAGCAGCACCAATAACACCCGCTGCAACGGCGTTAGCAACCCGTACTGGGAACGGCAATAAGCCATCTGCACCCTTGGCACCTAACGCACCCACAACGGCGGTATAAGTAGCCATTGTAGCATCTGCAATTTGTAACGCTTTGTTAAGCTGGAATGCCTTACGTTGACGTGCTTCGTTGCCCCCTGCAAACAATTCGGAAATAGAAGTAAGCGCTGATATAGACTGCTGCGCTAAATTCATATAGGCATCGTTAACCATCTTGCGGTCTTCAATATCCTTTTGGTTAAGGTCTTTTTTAATCTTCGCCGTTTCAATAGCGGAGTTCTGCTCAACCTCAGCACGCTGGTTAATCAGTTCATTGTAACGGGCGGTTCCTTCTTTTGTTAATGCTAACTCGTCTTCGATAGCGGCAATACGTGCCGTCTTTAAGATTTGAATGTTTTGCAGTTGTACGTTCAAACGGTCACGCTCGGAGTTAATCAATTCCGCATCAAGGTTCAACTGCGCTTCCAGTCGGGCGATATACGCCTCCGTATTTGTACGTTCAATATCCTTTTCCTCACGTAGCAACGAGATGTAATTCATTTTTTGCTCGGAGCGCTGACCTTCCAAACGCTCGCCAAGGTCTGTAAGTTCCAAGTTGGCCTGTGCCAATGCTACGGCGTTCTCCGTGGTCTTGTTAATGTTGTATTGCGCTTGGGCAAAGGTAATCTTCTTTTGAATCTGCTCTGCTTCCAAGGTGTATTGATTTTCAAGAATCTTGCCCAATTCCTCGTTGGCCTTAATCCTATCCTCAATAGACGCAAACTCATCGTCCCGTGCCTGGCGTTGCAATTCCGCCAACCGCTGTTGCTCTAACTGAATTTTTTGTCGTTTAACGTCTGCAAGTGCTGCGGCCTTTTCAAGTGCTGTAAGCTTTTGGCCTTCCTTGATTGCCTCCTTAACTCTTTTAGATACACGCTCTGCGGCTTTTTCAATTATTTCAAGCCCACCTTCCTCTACGCCTACAACGCCGTCCACAACCTCGCTAAACGCTTCCTTGGCTTGCTTGGATGCCTTTGCGAAGTCCCCCTTGAAGAACGATACAATAGCACCACCAAGTTCCCCAATAGCGTTACCCATTTGCTTAAATAGGTTAATGCCGTATTCATATACCAATGCGCCAAAGTCCTTAATTGCTTGTACCGGGTCGGTAAATAAGGAATCCAACGCTTTTTCTACAACCGGGAATACTACCTCCGCCAATTCGGAGAATAGAATCTTGATTGTATTGATGCTCGTGTTAAAAAAGTCAACAACCTTTTGGTTTGAAGTAAATACATCTAAAATGGTATCACCGACGGCGGTAACAATCGCAAGCCCTTTAATTGAACTCACAAGGCGTCCTATTGCCCCGGTGGTTTTGCCCGTTTGCTTCTCGACGTTCTTAACGCCTTTGGCCATAGATTCAAACCCCTGCTTGGATTCCGTTTGTACGGTTCCGAGGGTATCTGCTAATTTTTCAACGGTGGCGTTAAGTTTTTCAAGAGTTGCCTCTAACCCCGAACCATCCCCTTGAATCTTTACTGTTTCAACGACCGCCATTTACGATAATTTGCATTTTTACCACCTATCTTGTACATACCCTTAGCAATATCAATCTCCGGCGATACGCCGAAGTAAGTGTCGCTATTCAGCAGTGCAATCAAATAACTCAAATAAGATTCCCTCATACATCATTTAATAGTTCAAACTCTGCCTTGCCCGTGGTAAGGTTAATCTGCACGTTGTTTACAATCCACTTCTCGCCATTCCAAATTAACTTGTTTTTTAGGTCGAAGTTTAGAATCTTGCCCAGAGGCAATATAGCAGGAATGCGTACTAATCTACGGGAAGGGTCGTACAAGTCCGTAACATAATCACTCCAATAAGTATTGTAGAGCGAATTGTTTACTGATTCAAAAAACCACGGGTCGAGGTCGGCTCCGTAGTTTAACGAATAGGTTAATGCGGTGTTTGTATTTTTATTGGATGCGTTTGCGTACACAACCGTTGTAACGGATACGGCGTCGTGGCCGGTAATCGTATTGGTTGGGTCAATAAACGATAATGTTGCAGGGCTAAGAGTTACCGGGGTTGCTACATAGAATAAAAATGGTTGCCCTAAATACGTTTCCAGCTCACGGGTTACTGCGTATCCTGCTAACAACTTTGTTAACGCTCCTCCATCTTGGTCGGTTAACCGGGTGAAAAGCATCTGGTCGAATTGCGGTTGCACCGTCAACTCCTCGTCCGTATCGAATACAAACTCCGAGCGCAAATCGCCATAACCAACGTCGTTAGTTAGTCGGTATTCCTCTCCGGTAATTGCGCCGGTCTCGTTGTATTGGAATTGAATCTGCTTGTAAAGTTCGGGACGCTCTACTTGGCTTTCTGTAATATCAAAGTATTGGGATAGGTCAACATCGGTACCCGTGCCATACCAATCGCTCAACGGCTTCAAATCAAACTCCGTACTGCTCGTTGGAATAATTACCAAGTTAAACATTTTGCATAGCGAAGCCAAGAAGTCGGTAATCTTTTGCTCTGGCATCAAAGAAGGTATATCAATAATACCAATAGCTGATTGTGCTCCGGGGTTATATGCTGAAACATATTGCGTGTTTGGCGAAAAAGATAATTGTATCGCCACTTCGTCAACTGTGCAGGTGGTCGTTTCGTTGGTGGATTGCTTAAAAGCAAAATACACAACCGAATTGTTAGTTACCGGTATTTGTGAGAATGCTAAAACAGCACTTACGTTTTCGACTTGCTGCGCCACCAATACATCGTCAACGAAAACGCCCACCGTGTAATCATTAGCATAAGCCCCAACGTCTATCGAAATAGTCATATCGTAAACATTCCCGGAACCAGTTATTCCTTGTGGGGTAAACGTGCTATTTCCATAATTCCACCAATCAGTTGCAATTACAGCATACGGGGTCGGGGCTATTAACGACACCCACCGCATAGCATTCGGAATATCCTTATACATATATCCAGCCCGGCGGTGGCACCACATATACAAGTTCTCATAATCCTCAATACCGCTTACGTTAAGCGTAATGCCGTACTTTGTTTCTATCGCTGCAACTATTGCGTCAATAGTAATGGCGGGCTTCAAGTCGTAGTATTGAACTCCGTGTTGTTGGTTTTGATTATGCCAATAAATGTTGTTCGGGTCATTATTGGTATTATCACTTTCGTAGAACCAAACGTCCTGCGCCGTGATTAACGGAAATACAATCGGATATAACGTGCGGCCACGCAAGCCCGTATAAACATTGTTCGGGGTGTAATCTAAATTGTAATCGGAAAGTGATGCAAGGTCGTATAAATAATCCTCACCGAACAAGTCCGTAAGGTTCACCAACAGCCCGTAGAACGTAACGTCGTAAGCGTAGGGCGCATTTTGACGCATCTGTACACCTTCCAGTTCAATCGACCCGTAACGGAACACCAAGCCGTTAATTTCAATATATCCCTCGGCACGCAATCGGTAGTCAGCACCACCCACAATATCCGTCCGGTAGTAATGGGAGAATATGGCGTTGTTCCTTGGTGAAGCTGGAACGCTGAAGCCCTGACTGAAGTCCGTAAAGACCTTGCTTATGTCTTGAATGTTTTGTACGGAAAGGTTAATTACAATATCCTCATCCCCGAACATATCAAGTTCCTCGTCCCCTACAAATAGCGTTACCTTATTTTTCATCGAATGTTGTTCCTAATGTTCCAGGCAATTTCAAACGTCAGGGTGTAACTAATCATTTTGGCGTTAATCTGCTTAAAGTATTCAACACCTCCGTCGGTTGGGTTAGCAGTAAACTCCTGCCCATCGTAAAGAAGCGATACCTTCTCACTCATAAGCAACTCACGGATAACATCGTCGTAATTCTCGTCTACCCATCCGGTATTAACCGTAATGGTTTCTCGGCTGTTGACATCAAAGTTACGGTACTGCAACTGCTGCGTTACGTCGTAAGAAGTTGGCAACTGCGGCATATAACTTTCCCGTGTGAATCCTCCGCTTCGGGTGGAAACTTTGAAGCAAGTCAGGTAATCGCTTACTCCGTAGCGGTTAATGAAGGTAACTCTTACCGGCGTGTATTTAGGTTCACAAACCAATTCGTAATTGTAATCGGTAGCGTTTTCCTCGTATCCCAATTCAGCAAGTGCTGCACGTAAGCAAGCAAACCCTTCGCACGTACCTCCGTCGGCTTCTACCCGTGCTTTGTAGTTGACTGCTGCGCTATCGCTAATCAATGAAATAGTGTAATCCTCAATCGGCTCAACCCCTAAGAAAGAATCCACGCTGTTAGGGCCGGCGGGAATGTAGATAATCTTTTGCGTTGACTGGGTGCTTGTGTTTGAGAATCCAAGCTCGTCAGATAGCACGTAGAAGTAATCGGTTCCGTTTACGTTGTACAGCACGCCGTTAAGGTCGGTGTTCGCATCGTATAAGGCGGGCAAGGATTGCTCGTATCCTTCCATAACTTGAATGGTGCGGTTGGTGATTAAGCCAGCACCCGCAACAATACCACCAGATTGCGTAGTAAACGGCAACCAGCCGTCAGTACATAGGAACGATTGATTGTTTTGAATTAAGCCGCTACCTGGGGTTCCCGCATTCACATAGTTAGACGATAAAGAAAACTTGCACCATACATCTTCAGTTGTTGCGTTCTCCCAATCGCTAATAGGGTCGTTTTTTAATACGGTTGTAATTTTCTCACGTATTAACTCGCTGATTTCAAATACAATAGGTTCGTCGTTAATAGAGCTTTTGGTTAACGTGTAATCTGCCGTTGGACTACTTGCGCTGCTACCTTGGAAAATACGCAGGGTAAGCGTAGCGTCAACAAGGCCGTCGTTAACGGCTGTGCCTTTGGTTAGCGTGATAAATATCGGAGACCTTGTAAATTGCAACGAGGTCGGAAAGGCGGCTATTGGTAGTCCCATTATTTACGTGTGAATGCTTGGAAGTCATCGGGCGTAAGCTCAAACGCCTGGACTATTTCTTGTGGAAGTTTCTTAAAGTTGACTTTGAATGGTGCGCTAAAAAAGTAACTCGGTTTAATACCATTGTTGTACACCGACTTTGCTATTGCCCATTGCAAGCTCTTGCGTGGGATAAACCTTCCGTTCTTATCCCGGACACCTTCTAACCCTTTACGCACTACCCAGTTTGCAAACGCCTTGGGTGGTGGCATCTTATTGGTGTATTTGTATGGTGTGTTGAACTTGCGTTTTACACCGCTTACACCTTTGTCTTGAAACTCCCCGTACGGTTCCATTGAGAACGTAAGGGAGAACGAGTTAGGGCCAACCGCCAAGTCGTAATCCAAAGAATTGTACAGCTCCTTTGTGCTGTTCTTTTTCTTCTTGGTGAGGTTCTGCCTTGCTTGTTGAATTACACGCTTTGCAAACTTCGTTAATGCGGCTTGTACGAGTTGTTGGCGGCTCATCAGCAGATAGATATTTCCGTATTCGGCACAATCAAGTCAAAGGTCAGGTTCCATCCGGTGAGCAAGCTTTCAAAACGCTCCGTAAACGGCTCACAAACAATATCCCCCTCGATTTCGTACTTCTCCGTGTACAACGTACCACGGCGTAACTGCGATTGCAATCCGTTTAGAATTGCCAGGGTGGTATTCAAAATATCCTGCTGGTTATCTACGCCAAAGAACGGCTCGTTCTGGTCTCTAATATCCTGCTTCGTTTCGTCCACAATATCCATACACAACACCGATACGTTGAATCGTATTACGTGGTCTGCGAATGTTGCTTGGTTAACCATAATATGCGCCAACGGGAATATCGTTTGCTTATTTAGGTCAACGTCGAATATATCCCCAAAGGTTACAACCTTCACCAACGGGTGCGAGGATAGGTATTCGTTTATCTTTTCGGTGGCTAAATAAAAACTTCTCATTTTTTAATCATTGAAATTTCAATATCGTTTTTCTCTTTCTCGAATGTTAGGTACGTTAATGCCTGGTTTATTGGAAGTTTAGTAACGTCTCCAAATTTGAGGACATCTCCTTGAGCAAGCGCATAGATTGACTGATACCATCCCCATCGCTGTCCGAATTGGGCTTCTCTGGTGTATGGGTTTTCAGTTCTTTCTCCAAAGAGCGCAGGGTATGCGCTGCCAATACGTTCCCTAAACGATAAAAAAAAACCAGCGCACCAAGCACTACCGAAGCGGGCATCTGTTTCATTATTTCGTCTCGCTCGTCTGTTGCTGCGTATTTTTCAATATCGTAACGCTCACCCTTTTCCTTTACGACCGGACGATATAGTACAGCCATTGCACGGTGCATAGTTGCCCAATCGGATAAGTACGAATCAAGGTCGACAAACTCACCTAATGAAATTTCGTTAAGTGCTGGAATGAATCCGTATTTAACCTCGTTGAGTTCAAAGAATTTAGTTAATCCGGGCTTCTCGGATAGGGTCTTAGCCAGGCGTTCCAATACGCTTACCGCATCTATCAAGCGGACATTCGGCAGCTCTGAAAACGGAACCCCGCAGAAGATTTCAAGCATCTTCATTTGCTTAAACTCACCCTCACCTTCAATACGAGCAAAGCGCTGGTATTGTTCAAGCGTGATTTCGTCAAGCGAAGTTGGTACTACTAATTTAAGTTCCATAGATAAATAACTCAACGGATAGAATACCTACCGTAGTTTGGTTTAGAAAGTTTATTAAACACAGCATAACGTGCCGCATCGAGGGCGTGATTCATAACGTCTATTGGCTTATTAAGCAGGTTGCCGTTCTTGTCCTCCGTCCATTTGTAGTTCTGCAATTCTTTAATTAGATTGTTGCTCCGTGCTGTTGCAAATATCTTATGGCGTTTAAGAATATCAATACCTGCGTTAATCGAATCTTGCCCCTTGGCGGTTGGCTTCACGTTCCAGCCGAATCGGTGCAATTCCTCGATTGATTTCGGTTCGGCACTATCTGCAAAGATTTCGTCCCTTCGGTCAAGTCCTAACGATTGCAGGTGGTGGTGAAGGTCACGGTTGGTCATACCCGTCCGGTAGAGCAGCTCGTCCAGGTAAAGATTGTCCCCGTGCTGGTAGATTGCCACAATAGCGGACGGGTCATTTGTAAAACCAAAGTCAAGGCCATAGGATAGTAGTTTTGCTTCTTGTGGGATTTCAGACGTTCCGAATTGGAAGACGGTCGCTCGTGACATACCACGCTCACCCAGACCGTAGATACGCCAATAGTCATCATCGGTTTCTTTTAGCCGTTCAATTTCCTGCTTAATCTTCTCGTCAAGGAACGGGTTATCCCGGTAGGTGGTTTGGTAAAAGTCGCAATCCTCACGGGGTATTACCCGGTCGTAAATCCAATGGAAAGATTCGGAAGGGTTGTAATCAAGGATAATACGCCCATCGGTACGAAAGATAAGCTGCTGCCAATCCTCGTAAAACAATTCGTTTGCCTCGTTAATGTAAAGTAGGTTCCGCTTACGTCCCCTAATCTTCTGCGGCTGGTCTAACGATATAAACTCAACAAGGTTCCCGTTAAGGTGGTATTCGTGGCTGGACTTGTTATGGTATTCCTCCCGGTATAAATCGTGTTCACGCAAAATATCAAAGAAGTCCCGCATAACCGAAGCCCGCAAGGACGGGAACGACTTACGGCAAATGGTTATGGTCTTGGCGGTATTGCGTTCGGTGTAATAGAAAATAAGCCAGAGCAGGATATTGTAAGTTTTCCCGCTCCGTGTACCGCCTTGCTCAACGATAATACGCTTATCGCTTTTAATTAGGTGGTTAAATACCTTATTGGTCTGTATCGTTGCCAAGTACTTCTATTTGGAACATCTTGCCCGTGGATACGTCTAACTCCTGCCGCTCTACATAGCCACGCTTCTTTCCTTTTGTTTTTAGAAAAAAGATTGTTGCGGTTGAATTACCTTCTTTAATTTGTTTATGCAACTGGCTTTCCGCAAAGTCAAGGGCAACGTCTGATAGTGAATCGACTGCTGCTTTGTATTCAGGGTCGCTATCCATCCAAAGGTAATGCGTAGTTCTCCCAATGCCTACCGTCTTGCAAGCCGAGGTTACAACTCCAAGCGATTTTTCCAATGCATCGAGCATTGCCTTTTTATGCTGTTCAGTCCTGTCCATAAGGTTTGCCGTTTATTTTAATTTCAAGTGAGGGGTCGAGCTTGTGCATTCGGTCTATAATCACCTGGCAATACTTCGGGTCAAGTTCCATACCATAGCATTTGCGGTTGAGTTGGTGTGCTGCTACCATCGTAGAACCGCTGCCGCAAAATAGGTCAACCACACTCCGTACTTGCTTATGGTTTTTTAATGCTCGTGCCGCAAGTTCAATCGGCTTTTGCGTGGGGTGCATATAGTTGGTGTCCTTCTTTGCCATCCACAGGTCTGATTCATTTTTAATGTCTTCATCAATCTGACCATTGAATAAACAAAATTCGTGTTGGTGGCGATATCCTTTACCAAGACCAAATACATTTTTAGCCCATACGATACAAGCCTTGTAATCAAGTGAGCCTTGCAGTATCCCGTAGAATTTCCAATTACACCAAATGTAATAATGTTTAGGATTTAGCAAATGAACGATTGAAATGAAGCCATTGATAAATTGACCAAAGTCATCCTCTGAAAGTTTATCGTTTAGGATTACATCGTGCTTACCACTACGACCATTAAAAGCAACATTGTATGGCGGGTCAGTAAATAACAACTCTACCTCTTGCCCATCCATCAGCCTTGCGACTGCATCGCTATCGGTAGAGTCCCCACATAGCAGACGGTGGTTGCCTATCTCTATTAAGTCCCCTAAAACGATGTCTGTGTTTATTTCGGATGGTGCTTCGTAGTCATCCTCCTCCGCTTCCAGTACGGGCGTGTTGTCAAATGGTAATTCAAGACCCCATTCCTGCAATAACTGCTCATCCCATTCGTTTGCTAATAAGTCCCAGTCCCATTCTCCGAACCCTACGTTGTCTTTAATTATGAACTCCGCTTGTTGCTCCTCCGTTAAGTTATCGGCAATAACAATCGGCACCTCTTTAAGCCCAGCGGCTTTGCACGCCTTTAAGCGCATATTGCCGCCCAGCACTACCATATTGCCATCTACTACGATTGGGCGCAGCTCAAGCATCTGAGGGAACTCCTGGATTGATTTTACGAGCTTCTTGAACTTATCGTCTTTGATAATTCGGGGGTTGCTCGTATTGGGAACCACTTGGGTAATTGGTACTATTTGCATAAGCGTTCTAATCTAATGTCGTTAAAGTCGTGTATATTAAAGTTCGTGGTCATATCCTCGTGCAAGGTAAGCGCAATATCTCCAGCTTTGTTTGGGTTCTCGTGTAGGTATTTAATTGCCTTATTCCAGTCGCCCTTATGTTTTACAGCGATGCAGTTCTTATCCGTTAGGTGTTTTGAGTACGGTGCTACATCACTTACAATTAACGCACAACCGGCGAACCCTGCTTCTACCATCTTCAAATTAGATTTGCATCGGTTAAACTCACTTGGGAGAAGTGGGGCCAAGGCAACGTCAAACGCTTGGTATAGCTTTCCGTATTCGTTTGGTGGTTGTGTTTCTAATGCGAATCTTGCTTTTGCAGCTTGTGGGTATCCACCAATATCGGCAACATAGGATTGATACGGTGAAAGGTCTATCTTGTTTTTCACAAGGTCTGGTAGGTGGGATATTCCTGCCACGTAACCGAACCGTACTTCGTCTGCTTCTTGGCGGTTGATTTGCCATTGCGGGTCGGAAGGGTCTAATCCGTTTGGAATGATATGTACGTTACGGTTTACCTTCTTGATTTTATCGGCAAGGTACTTTTGGGTAGTCCATACCTCGTCTGCAAAGTACATAGAGTTTACTATCCTTCCTGATAGGTTTGCTTTATCGTATCCTGCTTTGCTGGGGTGGTCTAATGCCAAGTGCCACCAATCGTCGTTATCAATAATAACCTTCTTGCCCGTTGCTTTACAAATAGCAAAGAAGTTAGCAAAGGATTCACCGGAGAACGGAAGCGCACGAGAAAAGATTACGTGGGTAACGTCTTCCCAATCGGCTTCCGGTATTGGCTGTTTGTAGTTGAGTATCTGAAAATCCAAAAGCCCTTTCTCCTTGAGTAGAGTGAAGGGCTTGTAAATCCGGTGGTACACCACTCCGGAGTTTTGGTCTCCAAGGCAAAGGACTTTCATTTCAAATAGTTATAGTAACAAAGGTAGGCATCGAGCGTGTTTACATTCCACTTAGCCATTTGTTGAGCGAATAGACCGTCTGCTTCGTATTCGGTTCCGAATCTTGCTTCTCCAATAGCATCACAACGAACCATAAACGAGGCGGTATCGATTGTACCTACCCGTGGCTCTTTAGTCGGGTGTAATCTTGGGTGGCCATTCTTAAATACTTGCCCCCAGGTGATAACTGGATAAAACTCGTTTTTAACGGCTTCGTACCAATCCGGGTGAATTATGTTATCATCGTCGAGAAAGTATATGTAATCGCCTCTTTTGGCCTTTAGAGCCAATATAAACTCCATACCTATATTGCGAAGCGGGTTTCCCCAGTTGCCTCCTGCGCTGGGACGTAGGTAGGTAATTCCGTTTGGGAAATCGCCTGCTGCTTTCTCGTCAACTACCACCGTCCAGCTGCAATCCTCTGGAATGGTTTGCTTGATTGTTGAAAGGTTCTCCGGGCGTGAGCAGGGGGTAATGATATGAATCATTTGTTGAGCTTTTTTAGGTGTACGGCTTGTAGAAAATCTTTTGACAATTCAACACCAAAGTCGGCTTCGTGGTGGCACTCACGACATAACGCCATTAAGTTCTCCGGCGTATCTAAAAGTTTACTACCGCCCATACCACGGGGTTCGATATGGTGGATGTCAACAGCTCTACGATTGCAGACTTCGCAACAAATAAACTCAACCGGGGATAACCCCATTGCCTTTAAGTAAACTTTAGTGTGGTTCTTCATTGCCGTTCCAAGAACTTAACCCACATCTTTGCAGCAACTGCTCTGCGTTGTGGTTTGAAAGGATAGATGGACTTTAAGCGAGCCATTGCTATCCGCATAAATTGTTCTTTCATTCTCCCTTAAAATAATTTCTAATTGTTGTTTCAATCTCGCCCAACCTTTGCTCCGCTGATAAACCGCTATTCTCCGATTCGATTATTTGAGTGATTTCGTCGAGCAAATGATAAAGGGCAATCAGCTCTTGGATTTGGGTTTTCATTCTATTGTCAGATTATTGGCGTTAAGTATCGAATGCAAATCTTTGCGTATCGTTTCGTAGCATTTGTATTCGGCTGGTGATAGCTCTCCGTACTTTAAGTTAGCTCGCAACTTTTGGTCTAACTGCCAAAGGACGTGCTTAAACATACCCCCGTTAACAGCTTCCATAAACTCTACCTCCTCATCGGGGAGTGTGAACTCCAATACTGCTTTCATAAGGTAAAGAATAATTTACCTACCATTGCGGCTACGCCACCAACTAAAGTGTACACAACGTCCCAAACGCTATCGTTGTAGTCCCTACGGTCGTCGAGTAGGATTCCTTTTAATTCTCTGCCGAATGCTGCTGCGATAAGAATTGGCCAGCTACCCGTAACGGCAAGGATTGCCATCCCAGCCCAGAAGTGTGCGATATGGTCTATTTTCATTTTGTGTTAAAGGTTTCCCAGTAATAATCGCACTTGTCATCCGCAAAAGGAACCTCGACAAACATTGATTGATATGTTCCCATTGGGGCAGTGAATCGGTAGCACTTTAATTTCGAAGGGCATCCCTCTCCCGTGCATTTAGTAATATCGGTCATTTTGTAAGGGTTAAAGTTGACCGATAATGGTATAGTTGTCAAGCTCCGGGTTGTCATTTCCCATAAAGAACTCTTTGTACAGTTTAATCGCCTCGTGCGCTTTGCGCTCACCTTCCGCTACAAACTCTGGGGATATGGTATAAATACCAACGTCCAAAGACGCTTTGTCTACGGCAATAAATATAAACTTATCAATCGGCACTCCGAACAACCGGGTGTAGATAAACGCCTGGAGGTCGTATCCGTATTTCTTGGCGCTGTAAGGAAACGCACGAAGGTCGGTAGTCGTTTTAAGGTCAGCAATAAAGTTGTTACCTAAAATATCCGCCTTTGCTCTGAATGGTAACCCTTCAATAACACCAACTGCTGGAACTTCAAACTCGCAACCTTGAATATACCCAAGGACGTGTTCGTTGCGTAGTAAGGCATCTGCAATCCTTCTGGCTTCGTTGTATTCCTTTTTGGTAATGATTTGGCCGCCTTTTGCTTTTGCTTCTTTCCAAATGTTTGTGTTTTTACTTTGTACGTCGATAATGTCGTACTCATCTACCAGGTGAGGTTCCAAGGCCATAAGGTGAACCAATCGCCCTACCGTGAAAGCATCGGATTCGTCTTGGCCATATTTTGTAACGTAGTGGTACGTTTTGGGTGAGGAAAGAAGCAGCTTACAAGCCGAGGAAGACAAGGCGTGTTTTGCAAGGTGTCCGTAGTAAAATGAATCGTCCTTCATCTTTTCTAAGATGGTATCCCTATCCCAGGTGCTGCCATCTAATAGTTCAATTATTTTCATAGCATCTTTCTGATTTTATCGTGTGCTGCCATACTGCCCTTGTTAAAGGCAGTATCCAGAAGCATCGATTCGTAATTAACTGCCTTGTCCATTTCCTCCTGCGGAATGTCGCTACCGTACTGCTTGATAAGCAAGCGCATATATTCGACTATTGTCATAATTAAAAGTTTAGATAGTTAAAATTTACCACGCAAGGTATTCGCAATGGGCTTCCGCAAGTAAGTACAAAGGAGCAATAGTAAACTCCTCTGGGAATTCTATTTCCCTTGGCTCTTGGATAAATCCACCGTAATAAGCAAGCCCGTCGGGGCCTTGCTCGTATGCGCCGTCCAACTCTAACCGCCAGTCGTAGAACTCGTCTACGTTCTTGAATCCTGCCCAAGCAGCAAACGCTTCGTGGAAAGCAATTATCGTATCGAAGTTATCCTCTGGGCCTACTCCTTGGTCTGCCGCAGCATCCATCAGGTCAACGTATGTTACTTGCATAACAAATTCCATAAAAGTTGTGGGAAAAGAAACATAACGAAGATTGCAACGGATGCAATAGCGAACCACGCAAGCGGAACGGTTATGTCAATGATTAGGTTTTGAAGCTTGTTCATATTGATTGGTTTTTGATTAAGCCCCCCAAAGGGGTTTAGGTTACAAGCGAATCTCGTGGTTGTCCCAAAAGTTTGAATTTTCTTGATAGGCGATTGGGTTTTCTAATTTTTCAATCTCTTTACAAATTATAAATGCTGACTTATTTCGTTGTTCCATTTGAAAGAACGATGTAGGCATTTCAGAATAAATTGCATCCAATTCATTCTTTAACTGTTGTATTCTGTGTTGTGTTGTCATTTTGATTTGTTTTAGGTGTTTTGTTCGTACAAACATATACAAAAAAACAATACACCAAACATTAAGACAAAAAAAATAGAGCCGAAGCTCTACTTTTCTTTCCATTGCTGATAGCATACAGCTACCCTTTGGTCTCGTTGAGGAAATTCTTTGGCCATTGTATTATCCGTAACGCAACGCTGAATAAACTCCTTTTGTTTTTCTCCGGATTTTGGTTTAGGTAAAGGCATAGATTTGTTTTCCTTGGTTAGTATGAATAAACGCAATATCCTTATCTACCCAGTTACGTCTGCCGAACTCGGTTGTTGCGGGTAGTTTCTTTATTTCCCATTGCATAGGGATTCCTGCTATTCGGAATACCCATATTCCTTTTGGGGTAGAGTTAATGTAAATCGGGTTTGTTTGGTATTTTGCGGCTCTTGCCATTAACGCATCGTACTTTAACTTTTCAATCAGCAATTCGTCGTAGTGCGTTGTTCGGCATTTCAACTCAATTTCAAAGGCGTGTTGCGCCGAGAAACAATCCCAATGCGAAAACGCCTCCTCGCTCATAGTCAAGTCGGGCAAGTAGTTCGTTTTAAGGAACTCAAATAGTTCCTTCTCCCTCATAGGCAGTATAAACGGAACGCAACTCCTCTACCCATTGCTTCCAAAGCTTCGGGTTGCATCCGCAAGGAACGTGGTATTGGTGGTTAAACACTCTTGCGTGGATTGTTGCTATTTCCTTGGTTTGCTCTGCCGATAAGGTGCTTTTGTATTCCTTGTAGAATTGGTCAAGCCATTTGTACTCTGGCTCCTCCAGGCATTTAGGATTCTTGCTTGGGAATAACCGGTTTAACTTTTCCTTGCGGGCTTCGCAGCCGCAGTCAACTCCGGTTGCCTCTGCAAACCAATCGACTACCGCCTTGATTCCGGTGGCTTGAGTTATCTGCTCGATTCTATCCCCTAACCCCTTTGGCTTCCGCCCACGTTTGGTACTCGCTGTCGCAGCTGGTTTTGATTCGGTCTCTGCCATTTTTCAAAGTATTGTAAATTGAACGAAGTGAAATCTTTGTTGCCTCGGAAAGTTTACGAAGCGATACGTCCCCGTCGTGGTAAATAGTAAATAATTTGTTATCGTACCAATCCCATTTAGATACCTCGCCTTTTACAGCTTCCAAAAGTACGGTTAATGCCTGGTCTGATTCGATATTGTAAATTTCCTCCTTATCGTCGAACTCCTCGATTGATACGAATTTGATTCTTGCTCGGTTGGTCATCTCACGGAGGTACATATTCCGCAGGGTAATGTAAACGAAAAACGTGTTAACGTCGTCGTCTCCGTATTCAAGTTTCTCTGGGTTGTCAACGTACTGATGCAAGCGCAGGTACATATCTTGTACGAGGTCGTGGGCATCGTCCCGGTCAAGACCGAAGGACTTTGCCATACGCAGCCAGTCGTCGTGCCGCTTTGCTAATCGGGGTAGGATTCCCATAATACTTCGACTAATATAAGGCCGAGGCAAATCTCTACACTCTGCAAGTCATAATCTTCAAATTCTGTCTTACTCCAATTAGCTCCCAGAAGTAAACCGTACAACGGATAAAAGTTAACACTAAATCCCATTTACAAATTCCTTAAGCGTTGCCAACTTGGATTCAAGTTCTTTTACCTGGTTAACCAACTTGCCATTCTGCTCAAGTAAATAATCGTAATTTACCAAACTTGTAACTATTTTCTGCTTTTGATTTTGTACCGGCTCTGGAAGCTCACCCCGCATTTCGGTTGCTATTTTTAGGGAGGAGGCGTAGAGCTGGTCTTTGGGAAAAACAATCTTTTCGTAATGGATAATTGTAGCGTGGCATTTTCCTATCTGTCTGCCCAATTCGTTTAGTGTAAAGAATGGTCGGAATGCTTGCACGTATGCTGCTCTAACTTTTACGTTACTCCAATCCCGTGCGCCGTTATCCGTGTAACCGATATTCTGGCAGAATTTTTTGTAGGTCATCGGGTGCCGATATATTGAGCGTTGCCTCTTTGTTTCTGAATCAAGATATGGAAGTAGGGAACCTCGTAATTCTTGCCACCTTCGTCCTCAATTAAATACCACGCACTCCATTGGCTCCAGTTTACGGGTCGCCAATAATCAAGAACTAAAAACTTTTTACCATTGATTGCAAACACCTCGTTTGGCGAAAAGGGAACTGGAATAATCATAAGGTTAGGTTTTCTTTAATCTGTTCAAGTTCTTTTTTTAATGCGTCAATTTCGATTAGACGCTCCCGGTTTTGAATAAGCAAGCGGGCGTTTTCAACTCTTGCCTCGTTAATACACTTGTCCAAGTGCCGCTTCATATCTACCATATCCTCCAGCATCTGCGTTGCACGCCATACGGATAACATATAGTCGACTACGTGCTTTTCGTTTGGGTTGGCCAAGGCCATCTCGTTTAACCAACGGGTAACGTCGCTCACTTGCAGAATTTTATCCCGCATATAAATCTCCCAAGAATCTTGACTAAAATGGGTCATCGCTATAAATTATTGTTTGAATAGGTGCTTGAACATCGAGCAAGTTAAGGTTATTGTATGTAAATCCAACATTGCCTTTCATTGAACGGATGCGGATAGGTTCGGACAAAGGTGTTGGTCTTCCCCCGGTTTCCATCTCTTTTGTTTTTCGTACGTGGATTTCGGTAAATACCCAGTCCGTTAAGTGCTGTGCGTATCGGTGAATGATAACAACCGAATCGGCACGGTTTCCCCATTTACCCCCTCCCTCAATATCCGAGGTCATTGGTGGGGTTGGAAGCCCTGCGTAGGTATGCCCGTTAGGATGCGTGCGCCGCATTGCTTCCGTAACTGGGTGGGTGTTAACGATTGTTGTAACGGCGTTCTTATGGGCGAAGATTCGCACGGCAGAAGCTACCTCGTAATGGTACTCGTGCATCCCAGTTTTACCAAGTTTCTTTTGGTCTGTGGTAAGCGAATTGTACGGGTCAATTAAGCATCCGGTGTACTGCCATTCCTCGTGAATTTCCTCCATAATTCGGAGTAGGTCAAATGCGTTGTATAGATTGTTGCTGTCTATAAAACGGAAGTGTTCATCAATGTAATCAAGGTGGCGGTACATCTTGGCCTCTGTTACGTTCTGTATTGGTTCGCAGGAAAGGAACTCGATTAACTTACGCTTCAAAGAGTGTACCTCGTTCTCCGAGGAATATACGAGCCACTTCTTATCGTAATTCATTGTTTGCATAAGCATCAAGTAAATCAGCGTATGCGTTTTGCCCACGTTGGCGTGGCCGGTTACAACTACAAACTCGCCGTCCTTGAAACGAAGGAACTCATCAATTACCGGGTGGCCAAGTTTACCGGTGTCGTAGTATTTTCCGCCTCTTGCTCTTTCCAAGAACGGCAATACTTTATCGTTAGAAATTAGGTCAGGGTGTTTCATAGGGCAAACGTAAACAAAAAATCAATACAAAAAAACATTAGGCAAAAAAAAGCCCCTCCGAAGAGGGGCCGAACCAGTCGCTACTGAAACACCTAAAACGGGCTGGTTTCTTCTGTACGAGCTGCAAAGTGTTCTTGGTGCGTGGCTCCGTGGGTGCCAGACATCCAAGCGTTAAACTTCTCTGCCAACTCAAAGATTTTCTCTACGGGAATTGTAGAACCTTGCGACACATAAGCTGCGGACATTTCAACAGCCGACTTCAACGCAACTTGACGAATGATAGATGCAGAGCGGTCATCATTGGCCTTCGGTGTTGAGGGTGTCCAAGCTGGACGGTCTCCACGTTGAATCTTAACGGTACCTTTCTCGTTTTTAGTGTACTCAACCTCGTCACCTACTTTGTAGGAAGGGGTTTCGCTTTTGGCGAATGCGGTTCCAAAGTCTCCGTTATCAAAACGCAGCTCTAATTTGTAGAACTCTTGCCATTGGCCGTTTGGGGTGATGCTTGTAATTTTAGGCATTGTGTAATTCGTTTAATAGGGTTCTTTTTAATACTTCGTTTTCTGCTTCGAGGAACTCCATCTTAGATGCCATCGCCTCGACCCGATGCTGTAAAAACTCAACCATCTGTTGAGCGGATTCTTGCGACCAGTTTGTCCGTGTTGTGTGTTCCATTGGATTAGTTTTAGGTGTTACACAAGGCAAACATACGTAAAAAAATTAACATACAACACCCTTACCAAAAAAAATTACTTGCCCGGTGTTTTTTTCTATTTCGTGGTTTCGGCTAATAGTAACCTTAGTTACAAAGTTAGTATTATCGTCTTGGATACCTCCCCACTTGCGTAATGCATCCAGAGCAAACTTAATCGCCATAATGCAGTTATCGTTATCGTAGCCGTAGTTATGGCGCAGGGTTGCTGTAATGGTTTGGAATCTTGTTTTATCGTATGCTGCTAATTGAGTAAGCACCTCCTCGGTAAATTTATCCTTGGCCTTCTTTCTAACTATCCAATGCTTGGAAGCGTAGAACTGATTAAGGGAGGGAACCTTGGATAGCGTTACACTAATCTCTATATCCGCAGCGGGCTGCAAAGGCAGGGTCGAGCTTGTGGACTTCTTTAAGGAGGGTTTGCTCCTGGGCTTTGGCGTAGGCACGGCCTTTGGCATCACAATTAGCGAAAAGAATCGCAACCTCCGATAGAATCAAATCTATCTGCCTCTTGACTTCTGGATTGTTGTAATACGGCATAGTCTTTAAGTTGTTGGAGTTCACGTTGTAAGTGGATTATTGCTTTTGTGATATCTTGCTCGGCAGGGTTGCCGTCTTTCTTTCCGGCACGGAGCAGGTAGGCGATTGCTACGCCAAGGTTGTAATTATCGTGAGCAAAGTCCTGCACCACGTCAAACGCTTCTATTCCTTTGAACTTGCCTATATAATACTCAGGGACGCTCGTCCCAGTACAAGAAGATTTGATGGAATCCTTGATGCTCATTTATTAAAGTTTTTCCTTCCTTGCTCCCAGGTGTTGTATTTTCTGAGCGCTGAGGATTCGTTTTCGCTTCTTGGGTAGTCGCAGAATCCGAAGTGGTTAAGGAAGGAGTTGGTATAGTCATTCGGAATTTGTTTTAATTCCATTGCAAGATATTTCTTGCGTCGGTCGTTTCGTTCTGTTGCCATATTGCAAACCTAAAAAAGAAAACGATAGGTCTAACCAATGTAGATAACTAAAAAGTTATTAACATTTGTCGGGCGTATGCGCCCAATGCTTATTTTTTACAACTTAGTTAAGTTAACTAACTATATAACTTAAATAACTAACTAAATATTTAACTAACTAACTTAGTTAAGTAGTAAAATTAAAAATAAAATAAAATCTGCGTTTAGACGCATTTTATTAGTCAAGTGGTACAATCTATCCAATTCAGATAGATAATGCGTTAGAACGCACCTAAAGTACCTCTATCGCCTTATTAGGACTACGAGCAGCATACCAACTGCAAACAGCATCAGGTATTTCTCCCAATTACCTTTTCCTTTGGTCGCAATCTTGGTGTTAATGTACTTGGTTACTTGCACCGTATCCGGTAAGCACGTCGCTTGTAGTCGGATGGTATCAAAGTTCCTAACAAGTTTAATGCGAATGTTGTCCTTTTGGACAACTACTGTATCAACATTGTTAAGCGTGAGCGTATCCCAAAGGTTTCTTTCCTTGGTTACGATTGTGGTATCCCACCTCGTTTGCCATACGTCAGCACCTTTCTTTACGGCTTTGCGTAAGTGGTACTCCGCCGAGCAACTACCCAGAGCAAGACTCGCAATCAGGATTATCAATAGAGCAAGTAGGGGGTGTGGGTAATTCTTCGAGTTCATTGAGCCAGTCGTTAAAATTGGACATATTTAGTTTTTCCACCTTTCTTAATTGCTTTTAGGACTTCTCCTTTGTTGTTATTAACGTCGTAGGCAACGTGAATCCACTTTGGTTGTGCATCGGTACCAAACTCCCAAATAAGTTGCTTAAAATGCAGCTGCTTGCGTATGTAGTTAAATACAGCCGCCATATCCTCGCATTGAATATCTGCTGCCCTTCCGTGTACGTGGTCGCTTGTTGCGCTACCACCCACGGCAGAGTTCACTAATGGTGAACGAAACCCACTCGTTACGTTTATTACCCCGAACTTATCCCGAACCGGCTGTAATACTTTTTGTACCAATAGTTTTAGGTTATTGATTTCGCCCTGGCTTGGATTGTTTGCAATCCCGGTATCCGTATGCGTAAGCTCGGCAAGCGTAAAGTTTTCAGATAACTTCATTTTGATAAATTTTATGCAGCAACTCTAATGATTTCCGAGTTAACGTGTCTTATATCGCACTTTTTAATATACAATTATCCCTTATACGGAACTTTATCGTCCTTGTCCCCGGTACTTCTTACTCGTCACCCTTTTGTTCTGGCTTTTTGTGTGCCGTCCGAGTTTTCTTTTGGACTTCTTGATTTTTGTTGTTTCCTGTTGCTTCGCCATCTTTGCTCATCATTAACGCAAACCCACCCATAATAAACGCACTAAACTCCGTTAGCGACGCTTTCTCAAACCAAACGAGGATACCCCCGAATGAAATTAAGATAAGCCCTATAACGGTAGTTTTTGGGTTACGGAAGATTCTATTTATCATTCTTGATATCTCGGTTCCAACGCCACAAGGTGTACACAAAAGAGGTCAGCATTACAAGCATCCCCGCAATCTGATGCACCTCGGCAATCGTTAATCCTCCAACGGCTAAACTCCAAGAGGTCGCTACCGCACTTGAACTATCTGTTTTCATATCTCGAATGGTGCTGGAGGTTGGCAGTATTCGGAATCAGGATTCGCTACGCAAAACGCTTGGGCGTACTCGGTGTCCAGAGTGTAACCAAAAGAATTAACTCCGACTGGGTTTGGCCATACCAACGCACTATCGTAAGCAGCAAGAGCCGATTCCTGCCACACGATGTCAACGGCATAGAGCGGGTCTGTTGCTTCGCATACGGGTAAGCCCTCGGCATCGGTTCCCCATTGCGTACATAGGTGGCCTATTTCCACAACGCAGGCAACGAGGTCTTGATTCCAGACGAGTTCTACCCCTTCGGGTGTTGTTACTTCTACTTGTATTGCTGCTTTGGCTGTTGCCCAATCAGCAAAGGCGTACTTACGGAATATCATAACGTTGTGAGTTCTGCCAGTTCGGCGTTTGTTAGGCGGGTCTTGAATACAAGGGCTTGGTTGATTGATTCCGAAGCGGTGGAATATACTGCCGCATTCGTGAGGTTAGTATCAACTCGGCTCAAAGTAGTTCCGCTAAAAGTAGTACCCGTTAAATCAGTTCCCACAAGTGCGCCATTTACATAAAGTGCAAAGTCGTTGGTTTTGTAGCCGAACGCCATTTTGTAACGGCCACCATTAACCGCACCCGAATAACTAATACTCGCTTGGGCGGCACCATTGTAAAGTTCACCCCTTAAATTTCCATTTTCAAAAATAGTTAGCCAAACATAATTAGTTGTGGCTCCGTCATTTACGCTTATAGGCGTTCCGTAGTCAGCCAATCCGTTAAGGGTAAAATCAACAAACAAAGTCCCCTCCGTCTGCCCAATTAGTGAGCTTATCCCCGTCTTTGAGCAAGCGTCTGCCCCACGGGTTGCGGATGCTGAAAGCGTTGGAATGTAAGAGGTGGCGTAGGCGCCAAGTTCGTACTGGGCTCCGTAGATGTAAATGCCATATCCAGCCGTGCCAGCGTATGAAGTTTCATTATCTTGCTTTGCAACAACAATACGATAGCGACCAAAAGTACCAGTTTCAGTATATGTCAACGAACAACGATACCAACCATTACCATAGTCCTCAATCTTGGCTGTTGCGGTAGCGCCGCTAACAGTACCAACAGCACCAGTATTTAAGTTAAAGTAAGCACTGTTTGATGTGGTATCCTCGTACAACCGAACAAAGTTTCGCTCTCCTTTTTTAGCGAAAACGCTCATTGTGTAGGCGGCTACTGTTACAGTTCTTGACGATTCAAGCTGGTGTATGTTGTTTGCAGTGGTTTCATCTAACTTATCTGCATTAACATATCCGTCTGGAGAAGCGATTTGATTTGCAGTTACTACGCTATAGGTCTTTGTCCAAGTTGCGTTGTCAAAACTCTCGCTGTTTAATTGCAAATTTACCCGCTGCGGTTCCAAATTTAAACGTGGGCAGGTACTACCTAAATAGTCCAGGCGGGGTACGTTAGCAACTGGGCCAACACTTACCGCTGCGGTGGTGGTGGGGATGTAGTCTGTTGCGATGTCGCCCGTTTCAAGCTGTACTCCCCAAACGAATATACCGCTTGTTCCATCGCCTAAATAGTTAACTGAAGCACTAGAAGGGCTTGGGGCTAAAGTAGCAACAACAGCACTTGCTGCACCATCAAACGAAATCGCACAACGATACCAACCATTGCCTACTGATTGAATACTCGCTCCGCTTCCACTTGATACTACTCCAGTATCTAAATTAAAAGAGGCAAGAAATCTTCCGCTAAATTGGTCAAGAGCAGTAACAAAATTATACTCTGCTTTTTTAGCATAAAAACTAAATGTGTGAAGACTACTTAAAGTTGCGTTGACATTAAATATACCGTGAAACGCCGTGGTGCCCGTTGCAATTAACTTATCAGCAGTTAATGTGTTGTTAGGTGCTGTGGTAGCGTTTGCGGTTACCGTTGTGGATTGTTTAGTCCAAGCTGCATTATCTAACTGCTCGCTGTATGTATTTATATTAGTTCGCACCTTCTCAATAATTCCCGCAGAATTTACACGGGTAGCCGTATCGCCTGTGCGGGTGAAGGCCAAATCACCGCTTCCGTCTGTCGGTTTCTCGGCATATACCTTGCTTGTCTTATAGCCGCTTGGAATTACTACCAAACTGGCATCATCGTAGAAACTTGACATTAGTTAAAGTTTAATTTATCAATTGCAACAACTAAACACTCGTACCCTTCGGTGGTTCCGCTATCAGCGGCAACACGGGCAACATACGCATCCGCATAAATGTATGCGTTACCAAAGCAAGTAGGTACGTCACCTATTGCCCTCGTATTGTAGTCCTCATCTCCCCAATTAGAGGAGCAGTAGATATTACCCCACCCGATGCTATTTGCCATTTTCCAGGTACTTTTTTAATTTAATTAGATTCTCGCTCTTTACCTTATAGCACCCACGAGGCCGGGCGGGAATCTCGGTCTGGGTAGATGTCTTCGTTGACGTTTTCATTGTACTCTGGGAACAAGGATTGGTTGAAGCTCATATAGTCGATAAAACGCTCCGTGTAGTATTTTGCTATCGTGCGTTCCTTTTCAACTAAATAATCAATTTCGATTTTCTCTGCGTTTGTTGCGTTCTCGCTCGTATGCTTGTACACACCTCCGTTGGCTACCGTGTAAGCAGCAAACGGCAAATACTCAACCATTGCAAAGTGGATAAGCATTGGCTGCACGTAATCCGTTACAAGGGATAGGTAATTACCTGAAAGGGTGTTAGCGATAATATCCGAGGAAATCTTATCGTACAGCTTGGTTCCCGTGTAATTCTGAATATGAATCTCTTGGGCAATCTTGATGAACTGGATAAACTTATCCGTATCGACGTTGCCGGAAATAACCGTATTGCGTACAATATCCTCACGTTTGATAAAAAGAGCCGTGGCCATTATTTACGAGGTTTTAAGAATCCTTGGTGGGGCATATCTACCGGACGCTTTGCAACCTTTGGGTTATTCGTCTCTGGCTTTACGCCTGCCTTACGAGCTTGGTTTACCGATACGTCGGCATTCGGGTTTTTAGCGTCAGGAGTTACGCCTTCGGCTTTTGCCAGGTAGGTCTTACGCATCCAGAAGTGATGACAACGTGCGCCTCCTTTGTAGAGCCATATATCGTATGTTGCTGCGCCACGAGGCCCGAATCCTGCGTTAACTTCCTGCTTGCGCATACGCATAATATCCTCCTTGCGGTACACCTTCTTTGCGTTTACCATCAGCTTGCAAAACTCACGGCTATTGGTCTTGGTTGTGCCAGGGGCATAGGAATAACGAATCTTGTACTTGCGTCCGTCTTTGGTTACTCCGTCTTGCTCACTCTTTGCGTTGGGAAACGCCTCACCGGTCTTGGCGAACTTTAAGATTGAATCCAAATACTCCTCTTGCTCGTAGTCAACGGGGCGTTCGTCCACCAATTCCCATTCGTCCAAGTCCTCGTCTTCGCCAAACTCGTTCAACGCATCGAACATTCCGTTAAGAACTTCGTCGCTCACGTCGGCGGACATTGCAATACCGCTATCCTCCACTCCGGTAGATTCCTCCACCACCTCGGAAGGAGCAACAATTTCCTCTTTGAACTCCAACGGCTGTAACGTCTTAAAATAGATATTTAAGGCCGCCCCGTTGAAAGATAGCACTTGCTCTATTGCATCGAGGATAATCTCTTGTAATGGTCTAATAACCACGTTATCAAACAAGATAGAAGCCGTCTTCAACTCGTCGGCATTATTACCAAGTCCGCTGCTATCCTTAATGCCCAAAAGCATCGGGCTTGTGACCCGGTGACCTACCATAATCTTTTGCGTACATTCCGAGGAAAGGAATTGGTACTGCTCGCTTGCGTCGGATAATTGTACGGGTTCGATTGTTGCTGCGAGTTCCTTGTTATCGTTAAACGCCAAGATAAAACGGCCAGCATTCGAGCTACCGGAAAACTTATCGGCAATACGTGCCTCAATTAAGCTCTGCTCGTCTTCGGTAGGTGTTCCGTTATTAAAGTTAATCAGCATAGACGGAGCAAGTCCGTTCTTAATGTTGCTGATATGGTAATTCGCTACCTCTTCCTCCAGCTCTGCGTAAGGCAAGGAACCTTGGTAGTCCGTTGGGGCGTAGTAGTAGTATCCTGCTTTGTACGGTTTAATGTACAGAATCTCGATACCCGCCTTGGACATTCCGTAAGCATCAATGCGTACCGGAACTTCCTTGCGTTGTGCTACCCTATCCCAATTCTTTGCGTAGTAATAAGCAGGGATAAAACCTTCCTCGTTGCACTTTTCAGCACGCAAGGTCTCGACTGGGATATGCTCAATCCCCACAACCTTTGAGTGGTCTTGGTTGTAAATAACCTGAAAGGCAGCGTTGCCCATCATCTTAAAATCGCTAACGACCTTCTTAACGCAATTCTTGGTGAATAAGCCCATCATCATTGCGTACTCGTCGGGCTTCTGGGCTGCGTCTGTTGCAGCCAGACCCTTGCCGAAAATCATATCGATAACGCCGTTAATGATTGCGTTATTGGTAGGGCTCCCGTTGTAGCGGTCGATTAAGTATTGGAAATAATTGTTATCATTCCCGTACTCAATCCAATTCTTTCCACTAACCTCCTTTACCTGCGGCTTAACGTAGGAATTTAAGGCCATAAATCGTATGTTGCTCATATAATTACGAACGTATTATCTCCTGCGGTTTCTTGGTCGTACACCCCGGCATTCACGGTGAACTTCTCGAAATTGGTTTGGTCGGTGCAGAATACCC